TGCAATAAATAGTGCTGAAGCTTCTAAAGTTTTTACTATGCCTGATTCAGAGGATATGGAACAGGTAGAAAAAACTGTACCTAGATTTAATAAAGATATTACCTATACTCCAACTACAGTCTTAGCTGATGAAGACGCTATGAACATTATGAGAAAGTATATGTACTCTTTCGAAGGTGTTACCCCTGATGTAGAAGATGAAGAGTTGGTAGATATGTACCTATCTAAGATGCGCAAGTTTGCATCAGGTCAGTCTGTAGTTACTGTCAATGAAGCTTTACAACTTCAAAAAGCAGAAGATGATAAACTTGCTCAAGCTGGGCAAGCATATGATTTATACGACAGGTTTGAAGGTATCTTTTCGGATGACTTTACTTGGGGTGAAACCTTTGATGGGCTAGGTACTTATGCAAGATCTATTATTGTAGACCCTACTAACTTAGTTGGATTGGGTATAGGTGGACTGGTATCTAAAGTAGGTAGCAGGAGTGGTAGTATCGCACTTAAACAGATAGCTAAAAAAGCTTCTGAGAATGCTATTAAAAAAGCTACAGCTAAAGGTGCTACAGCAGAGGCTGCTCAACTGGCAGGTAAACAAGCAGCCCAAAAAGCTACAGAAAAAGCTGCACGTAGCTCTGCTATATCCACTGGCTTAAAGACTCAAGCAGCAAAGCAAGCGGCAGCTGCTACTGCTGTTGATACTACACTGGCTCTTGGTGTAGATTATGCATATCAGTATGGCATGTTGCAAACAGGGAAGCAAGAAGAATACTCTGCATTTCAAGGAGGTCTTACAGCACTTGGATCATTAGGTGCTGGTATGCTTAGTCTTGGACTTGATGTAGCCAGTGCTACACGTAGAGCTGTAGCAGGTGCTGAAAAGACTGCAACAGAAGCCTTGTATGGTGTAGACGTAGCTAAGAAAGTTGCTGAGAGATCAGCTATGGAACTTAATGCAGATCAGTTTGTATCTGACATGAAGAGTTTCTTTGACTCATTTGAGGGAGGTAACTTTCCTGGATTTGCAGAACGTGTAGCTGAAGGTGCAGCTATATCTTCTAAAGGTGAACTTCCTAGAACACCTAGCGATACCCTGTTCTTTAAATACTTTTTACTAGGTAATGATGACCTAGGGGTAAAAGGTTTAGCTCAATCACTCTATGACTCTGGTGTTCGTATACAAGGCCCAAGATATAAAGGTGATAATGTTACTAGCTTTATGTCTGATGTCTTGTCACAATTACCAGAAGAAGCTAAGAATGATTTTGTAGATGCATTTCGTAAAGGTGTTGGAGGTAAGATACCTGACTATAAAAACTACAGCGTAGAAGATATTGCTAACTTGCTTTCAGAAAAGACAAGTGATGGCGCTAAAGTACTTAATATTCAATCTCAGATTTCACGCATGTTTAAGTCTGAAGGTATTGACCCTAATACAGGTACTATTGATAGTGCTTTAAGCAAGATGTACACTGAGATACCACCCAGACTTATTACAGGTGCCAAGTCTCGTAACCTATCTTATTATCAAAACCTCTTAGTTCAAACTATTGTAGCTAATCCAGGAACTACAGCTCTTAACATTAAGGGTGGTTTAATGCGAGGTGCAGTGGACTCTACTGCAGATGTAGTTAAAGGTGCTTTGTACACAACAGCTGGAATGACTGGCGTATTGACTGGTGATTGGAAAACTTTAAACAAGGGTGTTCAATTAATAAGAATGCAAGGTAAACGTGCTGTTAATCTTGTTACACCTGACGCTACAAAAGAACAAGCTATGTCGTACATTGCTATGAGACCTGAAGTTGAGGATACTTTATTTAGGTACTTGAGTGGTGGTGTTGATAACAAAACTTTAGCTGACCAATTTAATATTGATATTAGTAAGAGACCTGATGTTATGTTAGCAGAAGGTTATAAAAACTTTGCTCAAAAGATGTATCTTGTACAAGCTCAAGATAGATTTTTCAAGACTCAAAACTTTATGTATTACATAGATAAGGGTATCAGAGAAGAGTATGGTCAAACGTATCAGGAGTTCTTAAACAGAGCTGACATAGCTGCTGAGATGGCTACTGAAAAGTACGCAGCCTTAGAATTAAAAGCTGTAGACGACACTAATAAAAGTGTGTTTGCTAAATCTTTCTCTAGCCGTGCTACACTTCAAAAGAATCCAGTAGAGTTTATTGCTACTACGATTGAAGAGATTCGTAAGGTTCCTTTACTAGGTGCCGCTGCTCCTTTTGGTCAGTTCTTTAATAACACTATTGATTTTATGGCTGACTACTCTGGTGCTAAGCTGGCTTATCGTTTAGCTGGTGCTGGTGAGGGACGTAATATTGATAGTCTTACTGAAGCTGGATCACGAGCTGCTGTAGGTTGGACAGGTGCTTGGTATCTCTCTGACAGTGAGCAAGAGTATATCAAGGAAGATCTTTCTTGGGATCAAGTAAGGGATGAAGACGGTCAAATAATTACAAAAGAGTATGATTACCCAGAGTCATTATTTAAAATGACTGGTCGTATGATTGCTCATGTAAGACTTGGTAATGATATACCTGAAGATCTTTGGAAACAAGCGACTGATACATTTGGTGTTAAAGCCTTTGCACGTAATTTAGAAACAGGTGTTCAAGATGTAACAGATTTTGGTGCAGGTGTAAGGGATGCATTTGTTGGTATGGATAAGCTTCAGTTTGAAGATTTTGTAAAGGGTCTTTCAACTGTTGCAGCACCTTGGGTAAGTGGGTACACTAGGCCCATAGACCCTATCAACCAAGTTGTTGGTGCATTAAGTCCTGATGGACAAGTGATTATGGATCGGAAGCAAGGTATAGAAGGGATTAATAATTCTCTTCGATACATTGATCAGATCTTTTTAGCTATTACAGATTCTATTGAGGGAGAAGGCGCTGGTTTAGAGATGTTAGGTACAGAAGAAAAAGCTTCTGCTACTACAGAGAACATACAAACCATAGGTAAGGTACTAGGTTATAGGACTGTGCCTGAGCAGACCTATACACAAAAAATGTTTAATAGTATTGAGAAACCTGACTGGAATACAGGTATTTACACAGAGATTCCAGAGGCTAACAACAGAGTTAATGAAATTATCAAACCTATATTAGAGAATCGTGCCTATAGACTTATGGTTTCATCTAGATACGATGATCTTAATATACGGCAAAAGCAAAAAGCTGTTAGTATTGTGCTATCGGAAGCACGTAAATCTGCTATGGAAGTTATGGAGTTATCTTTAATTGTAGAAGATCAACAACTCTCTAAACTATTTAAGTTGTATCGAGATCACTCTACTAAGAAGATTGATGAAGGTTTAGAAAGACTAGGCTTAAGTGATATACCTTATCAAGACTTAAACCTAGCACAATTAGACAACCTAACTAAAGTTGTAAAAAATATGGACAAAGAAGTAACAGACGTATTCGGTCTATCTCTCGGTGACTAATCGTCATCTTCTAGCATGTAATCTGCCCAGTCGTATGCCTCTCGTTTTACCTCAGACATACGTCCAGCCCCTCGACCACTCGCAAGTATTCCAGCTAAGGCTTGTCCTGCTAGATACCTACGAGAGGTGAGGGGTTTTATTTTAGGTAAAGGCTTCTTCTTCTTTTGCCTATACTCTTTTGCTTCAAGCTCTAAGTTTGTTTTTACGTTCATATTCCTGAACTCTTTTCAAGTTTTCAAAGTAGGCTTTAGTAAAGCCATACTCCCAGTCACGATTGTTACGTGATCCTCTATCATAAGGATTACTTAATTTACCCTTATAAAAATCTTTTTTGCCTTGATCGAATGGCCTCATTTATGTACCTCTTTCATAGCCTCTCGCATTTTTTGAAGATACCAATCAGCTTTGTTAATATCTTCAACAGGGTTACTTTTATATCTATGTCTATGTTGGTACTTAATTAAGTTACCGTGACAATAAGCAATGAACCCCTCTAAACCTAAGACCTGTTTTATATAGTCGATACATTCAACCTCTCCTGTATTATAATGAAAGGGTTTTTCTACTGGATCGTACTCTGACATACATCTACCTCATGACTAGCATTATCCATAACATACGACAGGGGCAGTATAGTTGTCAAGTCCCCTCTTCCAGGCCGTGTATGTAACCCAAAGTCACCCCTAAAATATTCCTTACACCGTTTACGTAAGTCTTCTATAATATTTTCTGGCTTAATTAAGTAAAACTTTTTCTCAGCTCGTACTGCAATAAGCCTATCAATACCATTGGGTACACCCCAACCCTCTTGGGGTTTCCATTCAGGTGGACGTTTAACAGTTAGTAATTCCCACCAAATAGTATAGTTGATTGGACCTTTACGGTACTTACGTTTAGCTGCTTTAACATCTACTTTACCAAACTCCTTATCTAAAACATCCCAATGTTCATTAATGTTTTCATCACGGTTTGCTTCCCGTATAAAATTATCTCCCCGAAGAGAGATAAATTCTAGCTCTGCTTTTGTACCTTCGCTGTACGATGCTGCATTCTTTTTCATGAAGTAATATCCACCATTTCACAAACCTCACCAGTACAAGCAAATGTCTGACTCGATTTAGTTGTATCTTCCTTTTCATACTCTGAAAGCTTACTCCAGTCAATAGCTTTTGGCATAGATTTTAATAAATCTTCATATTCATCATTACCAACTTCTTGATAAGGAGCTTGCTGATAGGTATGTTCGTTGTATGGTAAGAAGGATACACCTGACATCTCGTCAAAGTATTTATAAACAAAAGCACCTACTTCAAACCACTCATCTTTTTTAACATTAATAGTAACTGATGGTTTATGTTCACACCAATGTCGCTGATATGCAAGCCAAGTCTCCAGCTGTTCAATAGCTGATAGGTCAGCGGTAACTACTGCATTGTCTGGTGACTTAACAGGGAAACTAAATACCGTAGTAGTATCACCTTTCATTACACAAGGTTCACTGGGTACTCCCTGATCTTTCATAAACTCTGTCAACGGATCTTTATTATCACCACGCACAGTACGGATATAATAGGGACTATGGCGAGCATGTATGCCACTGGCACTATCCACCAGTTGCGAGACCGTGCCTGACGGTTTGACGCATGTAATTGCAGCAGCAACAGGTATACCAAGACGGTCAGACCATTCAGCATTAGTAGATACAGCGATCCCACGAAGATGTTCAAGTGTCTTCTCCAAACCCTTATTAGAAGTAGTCATCAAGGCGTTATCCATTATCCCTGTAAGTGACACACCCAACAAACGCTCTTCTTCTGTGTTCTTGTTCCACACCTTACGCAAGTATGGAAACTTGGTGTAGGTGGATTGTATGGTTCCCAGAATCGTAGCCAGTTTAACTTTACGTTCCATATCTTCGATAGTATCTGTCGCACGTACCACAACCTCAGTGAGATTGCAAAACTGATTCGGCCTAAGTATGATCTCACTGCACGGGTTAGTCCCGAACTCATAGTTAGGATCACGCCGACCATTCTTTTCAGCTTGCTTCTTACTTGCTTGACGATTGAATACACCACGCTCTCCACTTCCTGACTCTACCAATGCCATCCATTCACGCATAAAAGACACAGCATCTGGCTTCTCTGTGTAGCTCACAGAGTTATTAGCTAAGGCACGTTGTGGATCATTCTCCCACCATGCACCTGACTTAGCATGACGCATACGATCATCGCTGAGGTTACTCAAAGAGATCATAGCTGACCTACGTACACCACCTACAACAACTACCTCGCCAATCTTACACATGATGTCGTGACACTCAATACTAGATAGCTTACGTCCTTGTGCATCTTTAAAGACCCTAATTACAAAGTTAAATAGATCTACTAATGGACCTGGACCAGAAGCTCTACCACCAAAAGTCTTAAGCTTTGCACCTGCAGGACGTACTAAACCAATATCCCATTGAGGGATTTCACCAGCCCAGAGGAGAGCGAGAACTTGACGA